GCGCTACAGGCCACCGCCGAGGCGCGCCGTAGCGCCGATGCCGGTCGCACGTCGTGGGCACCAGGCACCGCCTGCAGGCTCGCCGCTGGCCCAATGCGCGGTCATGACGCCGTGGTGATCGGCACTCGCGATGGGCGCACGTTGGTCGGCGTGATGTGCTTCGGCGCAATGCGCGAGGTTGCGGTTGCAACCGACTGTCTCATAGCGCGCGACTAAATCCAAACTAGACACAGATGAATAATGGCTACTGGTGGACGGAATGGCGGGGCCAAGACGGGCGGCCGACAGAAAGGCACGCCGAACAAGCTCAACGCCGATCTGCGCGCAATGATCCTCGGCGCGCTCGCGGGTGCTGGCGGACAGGATTACCTGCAACGCCAGGCCGATCAGAACCCGGCCGCGTTCCTCACGCTCGTCGGCAAGGTGTTACCCACGCAGCTCGTCGGCGATCCTGACCATCCGATAACCTACGTGCTGCGCGCACCGTCACCCGTCGAAAGCGCTGACGAATGGCTGCGATTGCACGCGCCGTCCGACAGCAGAACCGATGCAAAGCCAGTCATCGAGCATGAGCCAGTGAAGGATGGTATCGAATGAAACTACCGCACGCGCCAGTCAGTCGGCGGCGGATGTTTCAGATGAAACTGTGCCAGCTTCGTAAGCCATGCCTCAATGCGTGGCGGGATCTCAACCTCACCGCGTTCCCATGCGAGTGGCAGGTTGGTGTCGCACTTGATGTGCCGGACCAGCTCTCGCTTTGACCAGCCCAGCACATCGAGCGCAGCAGTGAACTCAGCATGGGTCATGCGCGTTTCGCCCAGTGCCACATGCCGCGCCGGACGCCGTGGATACGCATCAACTCCTGTGCCTCGTCCTCGGTGATCTCGCACTCGTCAAACATGATCTCGATCAGGTCAAGGATCGCTTCGCTCTCAGTCGCGCCGTAGCCGATCGATGTGCTGCCCTCATATGTATCATCTTCGGTAGCGGTAAACCGGCAATGCTTTGGCGCAAAGCCGGTGTTGTCCTCGTGGACTACAATGCTCATCACTCAATCTCCTCTGTCACAGTGACATCCTCAAGCAGCGCGGTGCTGTCATACGGTTCGGTGCGGGCATCGCAGCACGGGCAATATGCCGGCGCTACAACCATTGCTTCGTCGCTCCATTCGTTCGGGCAGGCGTCGCAGAGGAAATGGTTGCGGAAGATGCGGAAGGCTTTCATCACACGATGCCGCCCACATTGCGGCCGAGGATGCCGGCAATCTCGATATACTCGTCACGCGCGGCAATGGCCGCCTCTTTGTCACCGGCAGCGTATGCCGCTGCGGCTCTCTCCGCCGCTTCGGCTGCGGCCAACGGGGCCTTGGTGATGTGGTCCATACGACCAGGTGCCCTGGCTTCCTGACGTGCAGCGTAGGCGCGGCACTCGCGAGCTAGTCTGGTGAATGTCTCAGCGCGCTTGGTGTTGAAGTCGTTCATCTGTCTGTCTCCGGTTTCGATAACGAGAAAATAGCGTTGCTGATGTAGAATTGCAAGGACAAAACGGCGTTGCGATGCAGTTATTTTCTGGCGCTAACATCGTGCAATGTCGTGATGCATCCGCAATCGACCGTATGAAGGGGTGGCCGCGTGCCTGACGACGCCGATCTCGTAACCGTATGGGAAGCTCAACCAGGCCCGCAGGCAGCGTTCGTCGGCTGCCCGATCTTCGAGATATTCTTCGGTGGGGCCAGGGGCGGAGGCAAGACCGATGCCGTTCTCGGCGAGTGGGCGCTCCACGCCGACGAATACCGCGCCGACGCTATCGGCCTCATGGTTCGGCGCACCCGCATCGAGTTGCTGGAAACATACGAACGCGCGCGGCTGATCTATGCCAAGCTCGGCGCCTCGTTCACCCAGAACCCAATGCGTGTCGTCATGCCGAACGGCGCACGCCTGACGTTCGCCTACCTAGAACGCGACGCCGACGCCGAGCAATATCAGGGCGCATCATACACTCGTGTATACATCGAGGAAGCCGGAAATTTCCCGTCGCCCGTGCCGATCATGAAGCTGATGGCGACGCTACGTTCCGGCGCTGGCGTACCGACCGGCATTCGTCTCACCGGCAATCCTGGCGGGCCTGGTCACCAGTGGGTGCGCGCTCGTTACATCGACCCGGCCCCGATGGGCTGGCGCAGAATACGCAGTGCCGAGGGCCTGGAGCGCATCTACATCCCATCGCGTGTCGGCGATAACCGCTATCTCGGCAGCGACTACGTGCAGCGCCTGCGCTCGTCCGGCAGTCCCGAGCTGGTGCGTGCGTGGCTCGAAGGTGATTGGTCAGTTGTCAGCGGCGCGTTCTTTCCCGAGTTCAGCATGGAGCGCCATGTTATCGCACCGCGCGCTATCCCCGAGCACTGGGCGAAGTTCCGTTCGTTCGATTGGGGCAGCGCGCGGCCGTTTGCTTGCCACTGGTGGGCGGTGTCGGACGGCAGCGTCAATGATATCGCGCGCGGTGCGCTTGTCTGCTACCGCGAGTGGTATGGCATGAAACCAGGCGAGCCCAACGTCGGGCTGCGCCTCACCGCTGAGGCCATCGCCGCCGGCATCAAGCTGCGCGAGGAAGACGACGGGCCGATTATTGGTGTGGCAGATCCGGCGATGTTCGCCGAGGACGGCGGGCCATCGATCGCACAACGCATGATCGTGCAGGGCGTGATATTCCGACCGGCCGACAATAAGCGGGTTGCAGGTCGGGGCGCCATGGGAGGCTGGGATCAGGTGCGTGCGCGGCTTGAGGGCGACGCTGACGGCCGGCCGATGCTGCTGCTGTTCAGCACCACCCGCGATCTGATCCGCACGCTGCCGGCGCTGCAGCACGACGATGCGCGGCCCGAGGATGTGGACAGCGACATGGAGGACCATGCGCCGGATTCGTGTCGCTACGCATGCATGTCGCGGCCGTTCGTGCGGGATACTGTCAAGCCGGTCGTGCGGGACAGCTGGGACCATGCGTTCCAGCGTGCCCGGCAGTCCGATGTCGCAAACTGGAGGATCGCTTGACCGAAACCCTCTCCGGCGCGCGGTTCAGCCGCCTCGTTGGCCACGATCCCGACAAGTGGGCCGCCGCGTTTCTCGGCGCCTATGCGCAGTCCGATGGTGTCCGCACCGACGCCGACCGCCAGGCGTTCGTGGCCGCTTGGTTCCGCGATGCGATGGACGCCGCGGTCAAGGCCGCCGCGCCGCAGAGCTTAGAGGTGGCGTTCCAGAATGCACCCTCGTGGCCGACCGAATAGCTGACGCCGGAACCCAGCAACCGCAGCAATGAGCGACACCGCGCATCGGATTGTGCTACAGTCAGGCGGCTCGGGGGGCGCAGCAACGCCCTTGTCCGAGCCTAACCGCCGACATGGAGTTTACCCATGGCGAAGGCTGCCGAATATGTGCCCTACACAGGGCCGCTTGTCACCAGAGCCGAGGCAAGGGCCAGTGGCGCACCACGATACTTCACCGGGAAGCCGTGTCCTTACGGACATGTCGAGGAGCGGATCACCGCGAACGGAACCTGCCGGCTGTGTTCCAACCGGATGTCCAACACAACCAGCCGGAACAACCGAGAGAAATACAACGCATTCGGCAGGGCTTGGCGGAACAAGAACAAGGATAAGGTTGCCGCCCAAGCCAAGGCGTTCAAAGAGAAATATCCCGAGCGTGTCCGGGAACGGTCGATGCGCTGGCTTCGGAAGAACCGGCAATACACCTGGGATTACTATGCTGCGAACTCCGAGAGGATTAAGCAGCGGGTAAGGGACTGGACGGCGAATAACCCGGAGAGAGTTAGAGCCACCAAGGCGGCGTGGGCAGTTCTAAACGCCGACAAGAAGAAGGAGGCCGACCGAGACTGGGCAGCGAATAACCCCATTCTCGCTCGTGCGAATAGGCGAAACTACCGAGCGCGCAAGCGTGCCGCCGAGGGAAGCCACACGGCATTTGAGATACTGGCGCTGTTCGATAAGCAGCGCGGCCGATGCGCATACTGTCGGAAGGTTCTTGGGAAGCATTATCACGCCGATCACATCGTGCCGTTGGCGAACGGCGGCTCCAACTGGATCAGCAATATCCAACTGACATGTCCATCATGCAATCATCGCAAGAACCGAACAGACCCGCTCGTTTTTGCGAGCCGGCTGGGCCGTTTGCTTTAGGCTGCAACAATGTCTGACGCTCTAGCGCTCCACGTCCATGTGAATGCGGAGCGGGGGCCGGACGAGCCTCCGGCAGTCGCCGACCTTACGGGCAGCGGGGACGCATATCCGAGGGATCTGGACGAACTCCATAACCAACTCGTTCGTTGGTTTGAAGAGTCCGAAATGGCCAGACAAGACGAAATTAAGATGGCCGAGACTGCGCGCTCGTACTATGATCACGACCAATGGACTAAAGAAGAACTGGACGAACTAAAGAAGCGCGGCCAGCCGCCGATCGTGGTGAACAAAATCCACGAAAAAGTAGGTTTATTGTGCGGCATGGAGCGTAAGGCGCGCACCGACCCCAAGGCGTTCGCGCGCACACCGGCCGAGGAGGATCGCGCACAGGCTGCTACGCAGGCGTTGCGCTACATCGCAGACGACAACACCTTCAGCCTCGTGCGATCGGCCGTGTTCGAGAACATGCTGATCGAGGGCGCCGGCGGCGCGGAACTTGGCCTCGAGGACGACGGACAGGGCGGCGCCAATATCACCATCACGCACGTTCCCTGGGATCGCATCTTCTACGATCCGCATTCCCGCTCGATGGATTTCAGCGACTGCCGATACAAGGGCCTGGTCATTTGGATGGACCGCGACCAGCTTGAGGGCCTGTATCCCGAGGGCGACGACGTGATCGAGGCGTCGTTTTCGTCCACGGATTTCTACTACAACGACAGGCCGGAAACCGCGTTCTGGACGGACAACCGGCGGCGCCGCGTGCGTGTCGTGCAGTGCCATTGGGACGAGCGCGGTACGTGGTGGCAGGCGACGTTCACCAAGAACGGCATTCTGGCCAACCCGCAGCGCAGTCGGTTCAAGGATCGCAAGGGTAAGAGCGCGTGCAGCCTGCTGCTGCAGTCGGCGTATATCAACAGGGAGAATCAGCGTTACGGCATGGTGCGTGGGTTGATCAGCTTGCAGGACGAGATCAACAAGCGGCGCTCCAAGGCGCTGCACCTGCTGTCGGTGCGCCAGGTGGTGGCCGAGCAGGGCGCGGTGCAGGACGTGGACAAGGCTCGCCGCGAGGTGGCCAAGCCGGACGGCTACATCGAGGTGATGCCGGGCTTGAAGTTCGAGATCGAGCAGAGCGCGGACCTGGCGTCCGGGCAGTTCCAGCTGTTGCAACATGCGACAGCGGAAATGCAGCTATCGGGGCCGAACGCGGCGATGTCGGGCACTGATCCGCGCGAACTCAGCGGCCGGGCGATCCTGGCCCAGCAGGCGGGTGGTGCGGCGCAGAACGAGCCGCTGGCCGACGCGCTGCGCTACTGGTCGCGGCGGGTCTACGAAAGCTGCTGGATGGCCGCGCGCGAATACTGGTCCGGCGGCAAGTGGGTGAGGCTCACGGACGAGCTAAACGGCACGACGTGGGTGGGCATCAACCGCCCGATCCGGGTGATGGACCGCCTCGCGGCGATGCCCGAGCAGCAGCGTATGATGATGATGCAGCGCATGCAGTTGCAGCCCGACGATCCTCGGTTGCAGCAGGTGGTCGGCATCGAGAACGACATTACCGACCTCGACGTGGACATAACGATCGAGGAAGGCATCGATATCCCGAGCCT